CCGAGGAGCCCAAGGCAAAGAAGGGTGGTGACAAATGAGCAGGCCAGGAGTTGAGATTGCTCTGCTGGAGCAGCCGCCAGCAAGGACTCCTCCAGTTGATACGGGCGTCTTCTTCGCCATCGGCCCAGCACAGATGGGGCCAACCAACGCACCAAGCTTCATCAGGAGCATGTCCGAGTTCCAACGCATCTACGGGGCTCGCGTGACCTACAGTTACTTGTGGGATGCGATCGACTGCTACTTCAAGGAGGGTGGGAGTCGAGCGTACATCAGTCGCGTTGTCGGCCCTGCCCCGATCAACGCTACTGTGGCGCTCAAGGACGCATCTAACGCCGCCACGATGAACGTGACGGCGAACAGTCCGGGGGCCTGGGCGAACAGTTTGTCGGTGCAGATCACGGCCGGGTCGGTTGGCGGCACCTTTGTCGTCAACATTTTCCTCTCGGGCGTGCTCGTAGAAGTGTCGGGGGATCTCATTGATGTTCCGGCAGCCGTTAGCTGGTCGCAGTCGTCCGAGTACGTCGTGATCACGGATATCACGGCCAGCTCTCTGGATCCAGCCGTCGTCGCGGCGACTGCTCTCGTCGGCGGAACAGATGACAACACGAACATCGTCGAGGATAACTGGACAACAGCCTACAACCTGTTCAGCAAAGGTCTGGGGCCAGGTCAGGTCGCCGCTCCGGGTCATACCTCGCAGGGCGGACAGACGGCGCTGCTCGCTCACGCCGATGCCAACAACCGTGTCGCGCTCGTAGATGCGCTCGATTCGGGATCCAAGGCAACTCTCAAGTCGGCGGCTGCCGCGCTCCAGGGTGCGGTGCCAGGGAATCGTCACGCAGCTCTGTTCGCTCCGTGGGCGATTGTTCCGGGCATCGTCGCCGGCACTACCCGCATCGTGCCGTGGTCGGCTATCGAGGCCGGCATCATCTCGCGGAACGATGCTCATCTCAGCCCCAACACGGCAGCTGCTGGGCTACAGAACGGCCAGAGCGTGTATGCGATCGGGCTCAGCCAGCCTCCGTTCAGCGACTCCGACCGGCAGGATCTCAATGCTTCGTCGGTGAACATCGTTCGGGCGCTATTCAACGGCATCATGGCCTATGGGTTCCGTACCCTGGTCAACCCCGGCAGCGATCCGAACTGGATCCCGTTCAGCAACAGTCGTCTCTTCATGGCGATTGTCGCCGAAGCGGATGCAATTGCCGAGCAGTATGTGTTCGATCAGATCGACGGCAAGGGCGTCACGTTCAAGGAGTTCGGCGGCAACCTGGCTGGGATGCTGGCCAGCTACTACAACGAGGGCTCGTTGTATGGCGATACGCCGGATGCTGCGTATGCCGTGGATACCGGGTCAACAGTTAACACACCGGACACGATCTCCAACCTGGAGATCCATGCAGTGATCAGCGTCAAGATGAGCCCGTTCGGAGAACTGGTTCACATCGACATCGTCAAGAAGCTCGTCACGGACACAATCTGAGAGAGGGGGTGAAGTAAATGGCAGAATCCACTGGTGGGCCAACTCGCAAGGACACCTACATCCTGAACGTCATCGTGAATGGTATCAGGCTGGGAGTGTTCGACAAGATGACCGGAGGAGATCTGGACTCCGACGAGTTCAAGTATTATCCCGGAGGCATGGTGCCGCCTGTCTCTCTCGGAGGCAAGGTCAACCCTGCCAACTTCGTCGTCTCGCGTCTGTATCGTCTAGCGCGCGACCACGATTACGTGCAGAAGCTCTACAACGGCGTCGGCAAGTACGACTGCAAGGTCATCAGACAACCATTGGACATCGACTCCAATCCGTACGGATCACCGATCGTCTGGAACGGTACGCTCAAGCGCGTCACCGTTCCTGAAGTCGATTCAGAGTCCAGCGATCCAGGCCTGCTGGAGCTGGAGTTTACGCCGCAGGGCAACCCGCAGGTCAGCGGCTAACGAGATACTGGGAGGGAGCGCCATGCCATTGCCAGAAGATGAAACGAGGATCTATCATCAGCCGGAGCCAGGAGGCATGACTGAGCCTCTTGACCCCGAGGAACAAGAGCCGAATGGGCTTGTCTCGGACGGCGTGCAGCGGAACATCATGGATCAACTGCGCGCTGTCCGCGACGAGCAGACTGCCGGCGTTACCTGCTTCATCGCGGTGCCGGGCTATCGAGGACAACTGAAGGCAGAGTACGGAGTCCTGCCTACAAAAGAGATGAACAACATGGGCAGGAAAGTCGAACGACAGTTCAGAGACGCCGCCGACCGGCAGCTGAATGGTCTCATCGATATCCTCATCTCTGCTTGTGAAGGATTGTTCTTCGTAGAGGAGGACGGCGGCTTGACCGCCATCGACCCTGACAGCTCCGGGATTCCTCTCACCTACACCGACCACCGCACTGCGGGCTTCTTCAAGCTTGGGGAAGTATCCAGCGCCCGAGGATGTCTAATGGGCGTCTTCCTGAACAACGAGCCCAGCATTCTCGCTCACGGATTGAAGTTGAGTCGCTGGTACGAGGACACGTCGAAGGAAGTTGACGAGAGTTTCCTGGGGGAATAGAAGCCAGCGATGAGATCACTCAAGCCGCACAAATACTCCTCGCTGGCGGAGATCCTCTGCGGTGGCTCAATGGGGAAGATGCGTTCGAGACAGGGATCATGTACCAGGTAGCTCTCAAGGCGATCGAGCTTCAACGCGAGATCCTTCATGAGGATCTCGCTCGTCGTACGGCAAATGCAGTATCGAGGATGTTCAAGAGATAGTGGCCATTGTCACTGATCAGATGGTTATCCAGACCCGGTTGGAGGGAGCTACCTCCGTTGCTGCCGGGCTGGATGCCATCGCGATCGCGGAAGGTAAAGTCGCTGTTGGCGCTGAGGCGGCTCAGGCAGGGCTAGCCAAGACACAGCGGAAGGGTTTTCTGCTCATGCAGACGCTCTTCACTGCTCGCCGCGTCTTGTACGGATTCTCTCTCGCTCTGGGAACTGCGGTGGCTGGAACGGTTGCCCTCGGATTCCAGTTCGACTCCTTCAAGCAGCAGAGCACGCTCGCGTTCACGTCGCTGTTAGGAAACGCTCAGGCTGCCAAGGATGAGATCTCGCTCCTCTTCAATATCGCTGCGAAGACACCGTTCACGTTCCAGAATGTCACGGCTACGGCTCGACAGTTCTTGGCGTTCGGATTCTCGTTGAAGCAGACCAATCAGTATCTCAATGTCCTGGGCGATACCGTGTCTGCGTTCGGACTCAGCGGTGATCAGATCTCTCACCTGGCAGTTGTCTTCGGACAGATCCACCAGTCCGGTCGTTTGCTCGGCCAGGACATGAGGCAGCTGGAGCAGGCCGGCATCCCGGTCTTCCCGGCTCTGCGCAAGGAGCTGGGTCTAACCCAGGCACAGATCCAGGCGTTCATGAAGGGTCAGCTGATCATCCCGAGCCAGTACGGCATCCCGGCCATCATGAAGTATCTCCAGCAGAGGTTTGGAGGCATGGCCGCGATTCAAGCCAAGACGTTCCAGGGCGAGGCGTCTACCTTCAAGGACTACCTGGGTCAACTGATGGGCACTTTGGAGGAGAGCCTATTCAATCGAGCCACCAAGTCCCTGGGAGGAGTCAACGACGCTCTCACCAAGTTGACTAAGACTGCACAGACCAAGGGCTTCACAGCGTTCATCAGCCAGCTCGACGGCATGCTCGGCCTTGGAGGCAAACTCGTATTCGCGGTGAATACGTTGAAGGATGCGTTCATCACTTTCTACCGCTACGAGCGCATGGTATGGGGAGTATCCAAAGACCTAGCAAACATCCTCATATATATGTTCGTGCCTCTTTATTTAGTGTTCAAAGCAGTCGAATGGCTTGTGAACAACGGGCTCGTCCCTCTCAAGTATGTTCTCTACGTTGTTCTTGGCTCTTTGGTTGCCTGGAAAATCGCCATGATTTATGTCAGGATCGCTACCCTTCTGTGGGCAGCGGCAACGGGCATTGCAACATTCGCAATGTGGCTCCAGCAGGCAGCCATTGTGGCTGTGTTCGTGGCGACGGAGTTTCTGAACGTCGCACGCAAGGATGGAATCGCCTACGCTCTCTACACGATGGCGGTCAACATAGGTCTGGTCGGCGCGTACGAAGCAGTCACAGCCGCCGCCTCTTCAGCCGCCGCCGCAACCTGGGCGTTCACCATCGCGCTGCTCTCTAACCCGATCACGTGGGTTGTTCTGGGGACAATCGCGCTGATCGCAGTCTTCACGATCTTGATGGTCAAGGTCAAGGCGTTTCGAGAGTTCATGCTGCACTACGGAGGATTCATCATGCTATGGATCCCTGGCCTCCAGATCGTCGGCACTGTCCTGCTCATCATCGGATACTTCAAGCAGCTACAGGATGCGTTCGGCGGCACTGTGGACTTCATGAAGAATCACTGGAAGGACTTCATCTTGTTCTTCCTGACCTTCGGTGTTGGCAACCTGCTATACCACTTCTGGGATCCAATCGTTACCAACTTGACCATAGCTGTGAACTGGATCAAGGGAATCTTCAACGATCTCTTCAGTTGGATCACGTCACATGCCAAGGACGCTCTCGATCCTCGCAACTGGATCCCATTCGGCCTCGGATCTCTAGTCGGTGGCAAGGGCAAAGTCGGTTTCAGTTGGAAGGATCTGCTCAAGATCGGCTTGCCAGGCCCGCTCTCTGGCATCTTTGCTGATGGTGGAGTCACTCCTCATCGAGGCTACGCAGTCGTAGGCGAGAAAGGCCCAGAGCTAGTCTGGTTGCCTGGTGGCTCTCACGTCCGGCCACTCGCGCCGGTTCCTGACACGGGCGCTTTCCAGCAGCTGCCCGCCGCAGGGCAGGCAGGGCCACGCGAGCTGACGATTCACGTTCCAGTCCACCTCAATGATGGCGTCCTTGGCAACACGTTCGCCAAGTTGATGCTTGACCAGATGGCGAGGGCATAGTGCCGACTCCGCAGCAATACGTTACGATCCGATCTGCTAGCGGTTCTGTCTCGGCTCTGCTGGACGATACAACGCCGACAATCACGGATGGATACGGTGGCTGGCAGGAAGTACAGCGCGCTCGCCGAACGGCCTACGTTGATTGGCCTGGCAAGAATGCACTCAAGATGCAGATCGGCATTGTATTCGACGGTTTCCAGAACGACACCGACGTGTCGGGAAGAATCAAAACTCTGGAGAGCATGGCGCTTCCTGTCGATGGCACGCTCGCTCCTCCTCACGTCACAATCGCGGGATTCGTTCCTCACACCGATCTCACCTGGGTGATCAGTTCGATCACTTGGGGCGAGTCTGACCGCAACGAGAAGGGCATCTTGATCAGACAGAAGATGACCATTCTTTTCTGGCAGTTCGTTCCTGAGGACATCATCGTGAAGTCGCTCGCCAGCCAGTCTCGAACGAAAGCCAAGTCCAAGAACACGGCCCAAGCGGGCAGCGCCAATCGCAAATTTACCCTTTCCACGTTCGGGTATCAGCCCGACTCCTCTACGACTGCTACCGCCACGACGCTCTACATTGCCAAGGCCGGAGACACATTGAACTCCATCGCAGCGAAGCAGCTTGGCGACTACAAACGGTGGACAGAAATCGCCGACTTGAACAACTTGACTAACCCATTCACTCCGTTCAAGGGCGGCGAGAAGATCAAGGTGCCGATCCGCTGATGCCTAAAAACGTCCCCATCACCCCCAACTCTCCGGTAGATCGCGGCGCAGGATCTAAGCCTGCTGACGGCTGGGGGATGGCCGCTGATCTCGGCGAGCTATGGGTTTGGGTCGAGGGCAACAAAATCGAGAACATCCGTGAACGAGTCATAGATGACGGCGCCAAAATCAATCTAACTATCGACGGCGCACATACTGTGAAGGTATCTCTGGATGACTACGATCGAAAGATCCTGCTGGGGAAGAACATCATCAGACACAAGTCACAGATCTTTGTCCAGAGTCGGTGGTGGACTCTTGTTCAAGGTAGCAAGAATGGCGACCAGCTCGATCTCACATTCGAGGACGCCCACACCGCCAATTTGCGCACGTACGGTAAGCTGCTCCTGCTCCCGAAAGCATGGGGTAGCCGTTGTCAGTTCGTCTGGCGCCTCGTTCTGGAGGCAGCCTCGACTGATAAGAGCCTCAACTATGAAGCTCCGTGCGCTGGTCAAAATATCCCACAGAAGTTGGTGGATTCCGTGCTAGGGCTTCAGCAACCAGTGTCTCCGTATATCCGCGATCCTTTCGTTCATGCTAAGCCGAAGACCAAGGCTAATATCAAGATCAAGAGCGCCACTCCTAGCGCCCAACAGATCGACAACATCAACATCATCATGGATGTCTGTTCCAGCATGAACGTCCGGCGTAAGGTCGCAGTTGCCGTGATCATGATCGGGATCGAGGAGTCTAGTCTTCACAACTATGACTGGGATCAAGGCCCGACATCGGCAGCTCCAGGCCTCGATTCCGGTGGGCTCTTCCCAGCGGGCCTAGTCGGTCATCGAGGCATCTGGCAGCAAGATCCACGCTACTACCCAGCAAGCAGAGACGTCAGGAAAGACGCCATCGGCGCTACAGGGCAGCTCGATGGGAAGTACAAGAAGGGCGCGGTGACACTTGGGCACCAGTACGACCTGTCCTATCCGAACATCTCCGTCAACGAGTTGGCCGACAAGATACAGAATGAAGAGGGTTACTGGTTTGGTGGAAAGGCAGGTCAGTATCGGATCGAGGCAGAGCGTATTGTTACGGCCTGGGGGTGGTCAGGCGGAGACATTCGGACGCAGCTGCCTGATCCCAAGACTACGGCGGATGCTACCAAGAACAGTGGCCAGGCCCCAATCGCGATCCCTCCAGGATTCACGCCAACTACCACAGGCGGAGGTAACAATACTCAGTGGCACCGTGGAGCGCCCAAGGGCAAGAAGGGCGTTCGCCGGTTCGAGAACGAAAACAGTTGGTCATGCATTCAGCGGATGGCGAGCGAGGTCAACTGGTATACTTTCATGCTGGGTGACTATCTCGTATTCGCTCCAGGCGACTGGCTCTTTGCCAAGAAAGTTGACTACATCTTCAAAGAGTTTGACAAGGGTGTCGGCTACATCGACTTCGACTACGACGTCAACAAGAAGAACGCCACGTGTACGATCCACACCAGGATCGAGGAGTGGCCGGTGGATCCAGGGAATGTCATCACGCTCGAAGATATGGGCATCGTAGACGGAAACTGGCTGGTGAGCGCGTACGAACGCAGCCTGTTCAGTCATGAGGTCACCGTCACCTGCGTCAAGCCCAAGCCCGCGTTCCCCGAGCCGAGCACCAAGAGCAACATCTTTACTCCTGGAGCCACTGGTGGAGAGATCAATCCTCCGGCCAAGAGCCCGGTTGTCAAAGAGGACATTCGTACCAAGATCGCTGCCTGGGCGCTCAGCGGAGCGAAAGGCCCGCCGCCGTTCTATGGTGACTATAGCGGTGGATATCGAGGCAAGATGGGGAACTGGCCGGAGCGGATGGACTGCTCCGACTTCGTGGCGCAGTGCTACGCCTGGGGCGCCAACTTCGTCAAGAAGTACGACCCCAACCAAAACAACTGGGGCGACGGGAACACCGCAACTCTCTACGCTCATGGCAAGACGATACCGCTGGCCAACGCCCAGAAAGCCGACATCGTGATCTGGTCTGCTGGTCAGGCTGTAGGAGGCAGCGCTGAGCACGCAGCCATCTTCGTGGAGGACTGGCACGGAGCAGATACTCAGATGGTTAGCCACGGCGGATCGACTCCAGGCCCAAACCAGCTAGGGTTCGGAGATGAGAACAAGTACCACGTTCTGCGTGGAGCTAACCCGACGGTCAAGAACTACATCGACTAATGCCACAGACCCAGCAACTTGCAGAACTGCTGAAGCCTGAGAACCAGGAGATCCTCGACTTCAGTGGCTCGTGGTATTCAGAAGTCGCAGCAGACGTTACTGACTTCAGTGACCCGATGTGGATCATCATTCCAGAGTTCGACAGCGCTCACGTCTGGGGGCCATGTATCTGGCAGAGCCGTGATGCTAACACGCTGCCTCAACAGGGTGATCTCGCGCTCGCCACTTTCGACAATCGCAGGAACATCTGGGTGCCAAGCTGGTGGCCCTTCACCGACAATACCAGTGCAGATGTCAAGCCACCGAAGACTAGCTCCAAATATCCGACTCCCAAGCCTCCGGCCGGTGGGATTCTCAAGTCTGTTGGCGGCCATCCAGTCGAGCAGCGGATTCAAAAAGGCGCAGGCCAAGGCGGGGGTGCAGGCATTACCGTTACGTCGTCTGTTCAGCGCGGCGTCATCCACGACACCGAGGGCGCTGGCGACTACAATGGACAGATCGAGTTCATGGCGTCGGCGTACTTCCCCAACTTTGCGATCGGGACAGACAACGGCCAGGTACGCATCACTCAGTTCGAGCCGATCGGAGTCTCGTCTGACGCGACGGCAGCTCATGACTTCGAGATCATGTGTCAGATCGAGATCATAGCGCCGAACGGAGCAGCGAACTATACGATTGGGCAGTGGCGTAGCTGGCTGACTCCGATCAAGGATGCGCTTCAAGGACTCATGGCTGCGAGCGGAGTGCCGATGACCTATCGTGGCGCTCCAGCGAATCGCGGACAGAACTGGGCTCAGTCTGGGTGGTTCGGACATATTGATGTTCCTGACAATGACCACACCGATCCGGGAACAGGTTTCCCATGGGGTGATTATCTATGAGAAGCAGCGATGCGTTAACTCCTCACATCTCGATCCCGTTCACAATGATCGCATGGGGAGCTGGAGGGGTGGACGTGAATGAGCAGGACTCGCTCGATGACGTATATGACTGCGTTCAAGCGGTCATTCGCTGCCCGGAGGGATACCGACCGGAACTGATGGCGTTTGGAATCACAGACCAGACGTTCTCCCAGAGCGAAATTGACCTAAGCGAGATCGCAGACAAGGTGCGAGTCTGGGAACCTCGGTCGGATGCCCTCTATTCCCAGTCCCTGAGCGGAATCACGCTGCTAGACGATCTTGTCAAAGTGAGA